AAATGACAACACACCACGTATGGGATTCAAGATTCATAACGCTTGGATTACTACGCTAAACTATACAGACCTAAATGCTGCTGACGGAGCGATTCTTTATGAGTCAATGTCACTAGTTCACGAGGGTCTATCAGTATTCTTTACTGGTGATGATTACAAGCGTAAGGATACTGGAAAGCTTTAAACCGACTAATAGGAGTATAAAATGTCAGATATTATTACCGATGCACAATTACTACAACAGTTCGCTGAAAAGATTTCAGAGGAGCCCGCGCCTAAGATTAAGACGCGGGCGCCTTCTGAGTCAGAGGTAGAACTGCCTGGTGGTTTTGTTGACCTTAAAGGTGAACTGCACACTTCGGCAGAGGTTAGGGAACTAACAGGAGCAGATGAAGAAGCTGTAGCTAAGTCAGGCTCTTCAGGAAAAGCTCTTAACGTTCTACTAGCCAGAGGCTTGGTCAAGCTTGGAGACAAGGAAGCCACAGCCGACGACCTAGATATGCTGCTATCGGGAGACCGTGACGCAATCCTTCTAGGTATTAGAAGAGTTACATTTGGACAGACATCTAACCTAATGGTTAAGTGTTTTTCTTGCCAAGACGAGCATGAGACAACAATTGACTTAACAGAAGATGTCCCTGTTGTTAGATTGAAAGACCCAGTGGGAGACCGCGTATGGGTTATGGATACTAAGCAAGGTCCAGTAACTGTGGCTCTTCCAAACGGAATAACACAAAAAAGGCTGATGGAAAACTACGACAAGACATCAGCTGAGATTAATACACTCTTACTATCTGGATGTATTGTTTCAATAAACGGTGAACCATCTGTTGGAGCTGGTACTGCACTATCCCTTGGTATGGCAGACCGCACCCGCGTAATCGACGAGATTATCAAACGCAACCCAGGCCCTCGCCTTGGGGAGGTGAAGAAAGCTTGCAAGGCATGCGGTGAAGATATTTCTCTACCGCTTAGCTTGCTAGATTTGTTTCGTATATAGCGAACCAGATTACGAAGAGCTACTTGACCAGTATGAAGTTCTAACAAGAGCTTTTACTGGTTGGACACTCGCAGACATACGCGCCTTATCAGTTCGTGAAAGACAGAACTGGTTAGAACGTTCCCAACGATATCAACCTAGAGGATAGTGATGGCAAGAGAAGACCTTAACATGGGTAGCTCTAACGCTGCCGCGTTTATCTCATCCCTAAGAACTGGCCTGTCCTCACTGCGACAGGAGATGAACCTCCTAAAGCAAGACACAGGAGGTTGGTCAAACCTACTCGGCGGAGCGATGGGAAAGATGAGTGGCCGCGGCGGCGGTTACGGACAGCCTGGTAACAATCTTGTTGCTCCTGTACCAGTATTTAATGTAACAACCCTAGGTGACACATCACAGGGTTACATGTACGAACAGTCTGGTCATAACCGACTGTTTAATGCTCCTGGTATAGAACCATACCGCCCTCTACCTACATACTACACAGGCGCACCGACAGGTGCTGGCGGTGGCGGTGGGGGCATGTCTCCTGCTATGCAGCGCGGTTTAATGGGCGGTGCTGTTGGTGGTATCGCTGCAATGCCTACCGCAAAAGAAGCTGTTGAATATGAACTTGCTACTCAAAGAATGGTGTTCTACCAGCAGCAAGCATCTTATCAACCTGGTGGAAGAATCAGACCTTTCTCTAATTTAATCCCAGGTAACCCAGACCCTAACAGCGACTACGCAAGAGCAACTGCGCTACTCCAACAACTAGGGCGTAGTGGAACAACTACAGGTAAGTTTGACACTGTACAAGCAATGGAAGCTGCACGACAGCTTGGTATTGGTGGGCCTAACTTTGCAAGCGTAGCGCTAGGCACAGCACAGATGTCTAACATCACTCCTGGTATTGGTGTTGAAGGCTCAATGCGAGCATACGGCGCCGTACAACAAGGTCGTAACGTTAATATGCTTCGCGGTATTGGTATTCGTATTCGTGGTGAAGATGGTTCTATGAAACCTATGCCACAAATTATTGACGAAATTTGGTCTAAGTTAATGAGAGAAAAGATGGGTAACGAACCCATCACTGTACAAGATGTTCAGATATCTCTACAGCCTGGTAACGCTCTTGCATCTATGCTTGACCAGTACTTTGGAAACGACCCACTACTTCGTAAGCAAGTAGAAGATGGACTTATGCTTAAAGCCAGAAGCGGCGGTGTAGCGTTTGCTGGTAGAGACCTTAAAAAACTGGGAGAAAAATACGGAGCTACTACACCTGCAGTCAGTTCTTTAAGCCAAAGAATTACTGAGTCTACTAGAAACTTACAACAAGCGGCTCCCGCTATGTCTGACGCGTTTACAGCAGCAAACCGTGTTGTTAGTTACTTCACTGGATTTATGAATTTAATTGATAGGTTCACTGGGTTGTTCTCTGGGTTAAGCGCAATTAAAAGCGGCGCTACTACGCTGGGGTCTAGCGGTCTTGGCAGTATCCTATCTGGAGCTGTTAACTTTGCTGCGGGCCCACTGCTAGGTGGTTTGCTTGGTAATATGTTTAAAGCAGAAGGCGGACCTGTTGGTGGAAAGATGCCTTACGTTGTAGGTGAGCAGGGCCCTGAGCTATTCGTCCCTGAACAGCCAGGAATTATTGTTCCTAACCATGAGTTAAAGAACCACCCCTTCCGACATGCGGGCGGCCCTGCATACCCAGGGCACGCACACAATGGAGAGTTTACAGGACCTAAGGGTTCTGGAGCACAGCAGCTAAGCCCAGATGAGCTAAAGAAAGTTTTAGAAAGAGCAGGATTTGAAGGACAAGGATTAGCAAACGCATTAAAGATTGCGGGCGCTGAATCTGGTAGACGCCCATACGCATTTAACCCACATGGTGGAGACCTATCCTACGGTATATTTCAAATTAACATGCTTGGCGACCTTATGAATGAACGCTTAAATAAGTCTTGGAAAAGTTCAGACGGCAAATCTTTTAAACTAGGTTCAGTAAACGACCTCTTTGACCCAGAGACTAACGCCCGTGTTGCATATCATATGTCTCAAAAGGGATATAACTGGAGCTCTTGGTCTACTAAGTCTGTACTTGGTAACAACAATCCTGAAGGTGAGGGTGGCTCAGATAAGTCCACCTCTGCCTCTGCCTTAGCAAAGGGCAAGGGCGGAGATGATACAAAGTTTAGTTGGTCTAAGTTGTTTACTCAAGATGGAACAAGTAACAAAAACTTAGTGTCAGATTTACTAAAAGGTTTTACCTCTATGTCAAGCCCTGCATTAAAAACTACATCGCAAGTAGGTTCTTCAACGTATAACTATGGTGGTGTGACTGTAAACCTATCAGGTGGCGGAAGCGCACAAGACAATATTGCAGCCCTAAAGGCGGCTCTATCAAACTCAGAGACTCTAGATAAGGCGGCTAAAAACTAATGCCATACTTTGTTCCACCACAGGCACTTCAAAAAAAGAAAGCTACTGTAAAAAAAGATACAGTTAAAACTGCATCTTCTTTAAAAAGAATTAACAACCTAGCTAACGCTAGCGTTGCTGCAACTACAGCTGGAAGTATTGCGTCATCAGCAGCCCCCACAGTTGCTGTTGCTGCGGCTGCCTCTACGGTTGCTGGCTCTGGACTTAACCGTCAAGCTGTTGGTGTCGCCCTTAGTAGAGCAGGTAGGGTTGTAAAAGTCGGAGGCCTTCCTGGACTCGGTGTTGGACTAGGGCTAACTCTTATTGGAAAAGCGTTAGAGAAAACAGCTGTGAAAGAATATGGTGACTTGGTAGGTAATAACACCCCAGATACAAGGCCTAACAAATCATTTCCGCCAAGAGATTATGACTACAACTTACCGCCACATAAGTGGAGCCTTCCTGTAAGACCTCAACGTGTAGACGGCTATGAGGGTGATGGAAACCATGCACAAAACAATCACGAAGGTGACTTCCACCGACTACGTAGAGGTGTTATTTGGCACTGGAGTAACGGAAACGATATTTCTGCTGTCAAAGACGGCGGTGTAATTGAGACAGCAGCTCAGATACAAGCGAAGGCCAAAGGAGACGCAGAAAATAAACTATTAAAGCAGGGCTCTGGAAAAGAAAACAACTATAAATATGGTTTTCAATTCTTATGGAACCCAGAAACAATTTCGTCTTCTATTGCACGAAACATGGACGTAACCCCATCATCAGCTGACCGATTCCGTTCAGTAGCTGGTGCCTTCCCTGGGCAAGAGACCTATCAATTTCAAATTATGTTAGACCGTGTAAATGACTTTGCAGCTTTTAGAAGTATGGCTGGGGATACATACGCAAACTCAATGAACCATCCAAAAGCTGTAGAGGTAAACGCAAACAGCCCACAGGTTAGAGAGAGTAAGTATTCCAAGATACCAACTAGTGCTATGAGCTATTACCCTTCTGCACTTGGGTCTGTAAATATGGAAAAAATTAATGACCTAATGAAGTTTGGAACCATGGCTGACCTTGAGTATTTGTTCAAGGCCCTAAATGGAAACGGTGCTAATCAAGGCTCTGGTGAGTGGGCAACCCTTATGCTTAAGAAGACAGCTAACATTGGATTCCTATCCCCAAGCCTTCTTGGTTTCAGATTTGGCCCTAATGCTCAGCAGCAACTTTCTTTTGTTGGATGGATAACAAACATGTCAATTAATCACACCTACTTTACAGAAGACATGATTCCTTTACGCACAACCGTATCGTTTAGCTGTGACGCCTTTGCTGGCTCTACAGTAGTTTAGGAGGAAACATGACTATATATTTAGGTTCTAGATACGAGCCATCGTTTGTTGACTTTGTTTCTACTACCCCTAACGGGGATGAGAATCCTATTGTTTTTTACGATTTTCCTGATATAGGAACGCTTACCTACTACGAGCACACATATAAAGAAGGGGAGCGCTTAGACCAGCTAGGTAATAAGTACTACAACCGTTCAAGCATGTGGTGGATTATATTGGACCATAACCCTGAAATTAAAGACATCCTTAACATTCCAGCTGGAACTGTGCTGAGGATTCCACGTGTTTAAATTTGTAAGTGTTTCTTTTCCAGACTCTCCTGAAGGCCCAACGTCTGTGTATAAAGCCGTACTCATGCAAAAAACATATGAACATGAGCTATTGGTATTAACGTTTAAAGATTGGGACCCTAAGTACGAATCGATTAGACCAGGAACTCCTATTGAAGTTAAGCTGTCCTCAAACACTACACCTAGAGATTTTTTTGGGTACATTCATCACATTACCCCATCCGCTACTCCAGGCAAAATGTTTACAGAAGTTGTATGTATAGGTGGTTCATTCCCCCTTAAGCAAGCTTCCCAACAGACCTATAGAGATTGCACCGCGGACCAAGTTATAAAAGAAATTTGTATTAAACACAGTTTGCGTTTTATAGGAAAGCCTCACCCTAGAGTTTACGAAATGGTATCTCAAGCTGGGTATACCGACTGGCAACTTGCAGTGCGGTTAGCAAAGCAGATTGGGTACACCCTGCGTGGAGAAAACACTGATATCTATTTTGAACCTATCTTGAGTGACTACGAGTTATATAAGGACGCGGCAAAGGTCTTTATAATGAAAGACGCTAGTGATTCCACTGGCTCTACCTTATATGCCTTTCAACCTTCTATTGGTGAGTCTATTGAGTATGACGGAGAGATGAAGTCCGCTGTAGCTATTAGTGGTGTAGACAGATTTTCTAAAGCTGCTATGGCTCAAACTAAACAAAAGAGAAATAAGACTACAAAAACAAAACGCCAAGACGAGTTCTTTGACCGTTTTAACTCTTTAGTTGTAGCGCCTAACTCTCAGATTGCAACGTATGAAGCAGAAGCAGCTGAGGCTAGGAACTCTTTTCCATACAGAGGTACTGCTAGTGTGCTTGGTGACCCCACCTTGAGACCTAATATGCCTGTATACCTAGCGGGGATTGGGGCTACCTACTCTGGCTATTGGACAATTTTATCTACAGAACACGTAATGATTGAGACTGAAAGAAATGTACCGACCTATGTTACTAACATTGTTGTAGGCACTGACTCTCTTGGCTCTGTAAACGGCGTGGCTGGACTAGAGATTGCAGTACCTGGAAGCCCAAAAAGAAAGATAAAACCTGGTGTGGCCTCTGGTAAACCAAAGACTAGCAAGCCTCTTATAAAGAGTTCAGCCCGTAAAAGTGGTGCTCAAAATAAAGGAAGCTTTGGAAAAATTGGCAACCGACAAAAAGTCACAGCAAAAACTAAACAACCTTCTACCTGGGTTGCTGATAAAAAAACTACTAGGGTAACCTTTACCCCTAAGAAGATTAAGTCACCTACCGTGGCTAACAGGGTAAGGAGCAACGCCGTTCGATGATAGACGATAAAAGATTTTATGGAATCTACCTAGGAATATGCGTAGACGTTAAGGACGATGAGAACGATAATCGAATCCGACTACAAGTGCCTCAGGTTTTAGGTCAGTCAGAGACTGGTTGGGCTAGAGCCTGCCTCCCTGTTACATCTAACAGTAACCACCCTGACCATAAAAAGCACTTAGCTTCTGAGGTTGCAGCCCTTCTACAGGCTCATGCTACTCACGCTACTCACTCAGAAACTATTACAACAAGCGGTGCAACTGTTGGTACCTTTGGTTCTCACACTCATACCGTAACCGTTAGCCTTGCCCATGATGCTCATACCAACAACCACACAGGTAAGAGCCCTGACACTACGTGGAACTTAGACCACGAACACGTGGACACTGAAAACGCAGATAACAAGTGGAATGACGACCAAGAACAAGAGATTGCCAGTACAGCCGAGCACTCACCGCATAGACTAGTACCTAAGCTAGGACAAAAAGTGTGGGTTATGTTTGAGGGTGGGGACCCTAACTTTCCAGTATGGATGGGAGTAGAACTGTGATAGAGAGAGCTATAGCGCTGCCGTTTTCTTTTAATTCAGCGGGGGAACTATCCTATACAAACGATGAAAAAAAGATTATCCAGGACAGGCTCGTGCTAGCAATCATGAGCCGTCCAGGCGAGAGGGTGATGCGCCCAAGCTTTGGAAGCGCAGTTTATGAGACACTATTTGAAGATGAAAATACTGCCATAGCAGTTGCTACTGAGGCAGTAGCCGCATGTTTTACAGAGTTCTTTCCTTACTTAGAGTTTATAGAAGCAGTCCCAAACCTAGATAGTGGTGGAACCTTAGAGTTAGATATTAAATATAGAAAGTCCCAACAGACACTAACAGAATCTTTAAGTATAAAAACTAAGATATTCTCCAGAGCTGGAGAGGTCATACAGGAGGTCAGATAATGGCAAATGAAAACTATGTTCCACAAGTAGATTACACCTCTCGTGACTACCTATCCCTCAAAGAAGAGATGGCAGCTCTCATCCCATACTTTGCACCTAACTGGACTAACCGCGACCCCGCAGACTTTGGCATGACCTTAATTGAGCTGTTTGCATATATGGGTGACCAGCTTAACTACTATATTGACCGCTCTTTAAATGAAGCTTTTATCACCACCTCTAGTCAAAGAGATAACGTTTTAAAAATTGCAAGACTTCTTGGGTATACGCCTACAGAATCTACTGCTGCAAAAGTTCTATTGACTTTTCAAAATTCAACAGCCAACACTATTACCGTACCAAAAAGAACACAGGTATCGACTACCGTTGTTAACAGCGGCTCTACAACCCAAATTATTTTTGAAACTGATAGCGCAGTTGTCGTGCCTGCGAAGGTATCAACAGTTAATGGTTCTATTACAGTAACTGCTACCCAAGGTGAGACTGTTGGGTATGACCCAGTAACACGTCCTGATGAGGGGGAGATAGGCGTATCTGGTGGTGCAGCTAACCAGTTCTACCCGCTTCCAGAATCTCCAGTAATTGCGGGAAGTATTGAGATAGATGTATCTGGAGTTAAGTACTCTTACGTACCGTTTTTAATTGACTACCAAGATTACGACCCAGTTTTTACTACCTTTACAGATGCTGAAGGAACAACCTATGTTCAATTTGGTGACGGCATCAGTGGTCGCATCCCAGCAAACCAGGCTTCAATTAGAGCTACGTACAGAATTGGCGGCGGAAAATTTGGTAACGTTGCAGCCAATACTATTAAGTTTATTAAAACCAATTCCACTATTGGCCTTACTGTAAGCAACCAAGATGTTGGACAGACCTCTGGTGCCGCCTCAGGTGGGGCAGACCCAGAGACCACAGACTCTATTCGTATCAACGCCCCTAGAAGCGTTAGAGCACTTAACCGCGCTGTGTCGTTGTCTGACTACTCTAATATCGCTATTCAAGTACCAAACGTTGCAAAGGCAAACTCTATCTCAGATGTGTACAGCAGTGTAACTATCTTTATTGCACCGTTCGGTGACTCTGGATTACAGGCAGACGGACAGACAGCATCAGATGTATTTAATAACTTAGCAGTTGATATTGGTAAGTTCTTTGAAGATAAGACACCTCCAGGAACTTCAATCACACTTCAGCCACCTGCTTACGTAGACGTAAGACTTAAACTAGAGTGTGTGGTATTGCCACAGTTTAGAAATGCCCAGGTAACGTCTTCAATTCAAGAGGCTATTGCTGAGCTATTTGATTTTGATAACGTATCTTTTAATGACCGCATAACTACGGCAGACGTTTTAGGAGTCATCAAAGAAGTAGATGGCGTTTCTCGCGTGTCTATGAGTAAGATGATTAGAAAAGATGAAGACAAGGTATGGAGCATCAATAACAAGGTTCTACTAAATAACGTAGCTACTCTTACAACTACAGCAACTCACAACCTTCAAGTTGGAGAGACTGTATTGGTAAGTGGTGTTACTGCTCCTTTTGATGGAACCTTTGTTGTTACTGCTGTAGCCCCTACTACTTTTAACTACGCGGTTATTAGTACAAACGTCCCTACGGCTGCCGTATCCCCTGTTGGAAAGGTATCTCTATTATCTGTAAAAGACATTGTCTGTTCAGTTAATGAACTTCCTCAGCTAGAAACAACCAAGGTTGCTGGAGTAACCACCGTTGTAGGGATAGACCTAACAACAAGCGGAGGCATTAGTTAATGGCACGGTATGGTCTTGATTACTACAGCGCGTTAAGCTTCCCTCTAAGTTACTATGGTAGTGATAACGCTCTTAATTATGACGCTAACCCCGTCTTTGCTTTGTCCTCTGGGTATAACCAGTTAACCCTATTTTGGACAAGCCCAGTAGGTGCGTGGGTTAAGTTGCGTTTGGTAAGAAGCCCCTATGGATTCCCCGTAAACGTAACCGATGGGGATAATGTATTTGAAACCACTAGACGAGCAGACCCTCAGTTCTATATAGATAAAACCTCTCTTACAAATACAGAGTCAAAGGTCTTCTTCTATTCTATTTTTGTATTTGACTCTGTACAACTTTCTTGGGTATTAGCTGGGCGAATGTCAGGTATGTCAGTAAAAAACTACGGCACAGCTGACAAGATGTACAACTACTTGCCACAGATTTATAAGCTAACAACACCCTACATTGCATCTGAAGCTACAGATAACAATGATTTATATAATTTTCTATCCCTATTTGCCTATGAGCTAGACCACACAAGGGCGCTAGCTGAAATTATTACAGACCGTTATAACTTTGAAAGAATTTCAGCAACCTCTATTCCCCTGCTGTTAAATCAGTTTGGACTTAAGTACGAGCCAGAGATTGGTTTCCAACAGTCTCGTATCCTTGTTAGAGACTCTGTTCAGCTAACAAAAGAAAAGGGCTCATCACAAGGTCTACGAGAATACATAAAAGGATTTACAGGATGGGCTTGCCCGTCGCCTGTTGAGGGAACCCCTAACCCAACACTTGAAGGTCTACAGGTAAGTCACAACCTGATGTTGGATTACAACGACTCTTCATTTGAAGAAGGTATTGGACATTGGACAACTCCAGATAGCACAGCATCTTTATCCCAACTAGGTGCAAAGTCTGTTACCAAATACCAAGTTAATAATAACAACCTTCGTATGATTGTAGGAGCTCACGGCTACAAGATTGGAGATAAAATCACTATTAGTGGATTTAAGTCTCCTGGTTACAACTCCAGCACTCCTGTAGATATTACAGGTATTGACCCACTTAGCTACATAGAAATTATTGTTTCTAGTCCAGACATTGCTTTAATTGACGCATTTAATAAAGAGGCAGATGCCTACCCAACAGTTCTTCCATACCCAACCCCTTATGCGGAACCTACAACCCCTGCGCTATACCCAAATAAACGAAAAGGTATTCTATCTGTTGCAAACTCAACAGGTTCCCCGCAAGTTGTTACCATCTCCTGTGGAAGCACGTCACCAAGAACTTTGGGTATCCCTATTATTTCTGGAGACACTTATACCTTTAGCGTTTATAGCGCAGCCCTATCAGCAGCAAAAAGTTTTACAGCAGGAATAAGTTGGTACGACCGTTTCGGAACATTTATGTCTACTACTACAGGTAACCCTGCAACAAATGCCACAGGAGCCCTATCTACAAGAGCGGTGGTAACTGCCCCAGGTCCCTGCAACATTACGTTAAATCCTTTCTTTGCTACTGCAGGCTCTGGATATACCGATGGCGTTTATACAAACATTCCATTAACTAGAGTTAGCGGCAAGGTGTTTACAACAGCACCAAGAGCAAACATTGCTATCTCTGGTGGGTCAGTTTCTTCTGTGTCTATTGTTAACGGTGGCAAAGGCTCAGATACCACAACCATATTCTCTTTTGATAGAACATCTATAGGTAGCGCAGGTGGCTCTGGCTTCCTAGCCACTGTTAATCGTGTTCAGGAGTCGTATTACGCCGCTCCTACTATTGCTGTATCTAACGTTGCTAATGCCAACAGCGGTGAGCGTCACTACTTTGACGCAGCGCAGTTTGAAAAGGCTGGAGCTGTTACAGACTTTGATGAGGCTCGCCAGGTGCACATCACTATGAAGGCTAGCCGCATTAATGAAATTAAAAACCCAACCTTTAATAGTGCAAATAGCTTTGCACCTTGGGGTTTTACAAATGGAACACCAACAGCTTCAAGTGCTCAAACCGACCCTATTGATGACCTACTAATTATTGAAGGTTATCAACAGACTGGTGGAACTGCAGAAATTTCTTTGACAACAGTTCACGCTTATAAAGTTAATGATGTTGTTGTAGTAGCAGGGTTGCCTGCAGCGTACAACGGTGTGAAGACTATTACTGCAGTTACAGATTTTACAATTAGTTACACAGTAAGCCCAACCGCAACTGTTGCGTTTACTTCTGATGCAGGAACGATTGCTAAAGCTGGAAGCTCTTGTTTAGTAACTAAGCCTGCAACTGGAAATACAGAAGTTCGAGCGGCAGCATCTTCCGCTAACTACATGGACATTCATTATCCGTCTACTAACTACACCTTTAGTGTGTATGTAAGACGCGTTACTGGAACCGTTGCCCCAACTGTGCGCCCAGTCATCTACTGGTATGACAGCACTAAGACTGCTATCTCTAGTAACTTAGCTGACCTTGTAACAATTAATAGCTCCACTGACTGGTCAAGAATCAACACGACATCCGTTGCCCCTGAGAATGCGGCCTATGCAAGCGTCTCTATCCTATGGACTAATGGTGCGGTTAATGACTCAATCGCATTAGATAATGCTTTGTTTGAGAACAGCCCCTTTGTTCTTCGGTACTTTGATGGAAGCCAGGGCTTTGGCTCTACTGCTGAGTTGTTCTGGGAGGGCTCAGTCCCTAACCTAGCCCGTAGCCACTACTACAGAAACCGAGTAGCTATCGCTGACCGCCTTGCAAAAGGTGCCCTAGATGACTGGCTTGTAAGTGGCTCAACCTACGCCCTATACCTAGCACAGCCAAAGACGTAGTATGATGCTCCCATGCTGGAGCTAATACTCGTTGGTTGCTTTACTGGGTTCTTCCTGGCTACAGTGCGGAATCTAGTAGACGTGTTA